TAAACCAAGAACGGGAATGAAAGGGGAAGACAAATGGAGACGATTACAATGAAAGTGAAGGATCCGAAAGAGTTGGCGAGGAGACATCCGCATCTGGAGGGGTGTCTGTGTCTGGACGTGATTGGTACCTGCCGCTATCGACCCCGGTATTACAAAATCCTGACACCGCCGGGAAAGGAAGGGCCGGGATGCGGGGCCACCTGGATGGTGAGGAAGGACGAACTGGAACCCTTGGACGGGGACTTCGGGGTGTGCAACCCGGAACTTGGATGGGAAAAGAAGGAAGGAGAGGAGGTGGTGACCAGTGACTGACAAGAAATTCGTTCTGGGCAAGATTACCCTTCTCACCACCTGTCCCCGTTGTGGAGAGCAGGTGGTGACAGTTACAAGAGGGGGACTATCTGGTGGTGCCTATATATCCGACGCCCTAAGGGGTGTATACGGCTCCACCCCTTCCAACAACCACAACCCTCTGTGCTACGTTAATAATGTGGGCTACGTATGCTCCAAATGTGATAGGGAGTACGGAAAACTGCAGGAGGAAATGGAAGCAATGAGGGATGGATTTCAATTAAGGAAGGAGGTGGTGACCAGTGACTGAATTCGAATTTAAATTCCCGAAAGGTGTGGAACCCGATACCTCCATCTACGAGGATAAGGAAGTGGAAAACTCTGTACGGGCGGCGAGAAACATGCTCCAGGAAGCGGCGGATTGGGAAGCTCGTGCCAAGGAACTGAAACAGAACGCGAAGGAGATTCTGGCCCCCATTCACCTTGCCTATTCCCCCTCCTCCGCCAAGGATCGAGACGGCGGCGTCCTCTCCTTCTACTACGGCACCTCTACCAAGTTCGATAAGAAGGAATTGCAAAAGAGGTTGGTGATGGCGGGAGTGAAAAAGGCGGTGGTGGAGAAAGCTATTGCCGCCTCCACCACCAAGAAGAAGAATGAATCACTAACGGTGAGCTACAAACCAGCAAAGGAGTAGGATCAGGAAGGTTCTATCATCTCGCAATTTTTGGGTCCGGTGCCCACTAGGGAAACCGGGACACCGGACCTCTTTTCCAGTTCCAACACGAAGTTCCCCACCTTTGGATACGCCAAAAATAAACCCTCCTTCTCCCCCGCGATCTCCCAGTCCAGGTAGTTCCCGAACTGCAGACACAGCCTCGTTGGCCCACACACCCTCACGAATTTCATGAACCTTTCCCACGAGAACTCGAACACCCTCCTGGGCAGCTTGGTTGTGGTCGTTATTTCCGCAATCTTGACCCCATCCGGCACCCCCGCACGAGTCGCGATCGTGTCCCATGATATTTCCTCGGCTTCCTCGTACCCTCCCGAGTAGCCCGTCCGATTGCTAACACGGATCGGATACGGGCGGATCACCCCCCACACATCACCAAGGAAGGCCGGGGCAACCCCCATCTCCGCCATACCCATCGCCGTGTTTATCATCTTGGATGTACAGTGGAGAGGGGAAATGCCGTGCTCCAGGTCGAGGTCGAATCCCTGCGTCATTTCGTGCAGTATGGTATGTTCGGTGTGGAGGAGGTTATAGAGAACCTCATCTGTGTGACGAAGGCGAAGACCAAGAAGGTGAATGGCTGAGGAATCCTTTGCCTGAACCGTTCTCCCTTTGTGCCCCCTCATCATCTTCCTCATCCTTGCCTCCCCTACCCCCTGCAGCGTGGAACCGATATCGGAGAGGGAGGAAAGGCATTCGGACTCCAGGCACTCGGTGGTAATGATAGAGGCACGAGGGTCAAGGAAGACTCGGTCCGGGTCCACCCCCAAATCATGGATCTCCTTAGCGAGAATTGTGGGGTTGATGAGAGAGGCAGGACCAAGGACGATAATGGCACGCCGATTCAGGGACAGATTGACCACACCGGAAATGGGGAGGTGATAGCTAACCATTTTCTTGCCAGAGTCGGAGACATAAGTGTGACCGGCATTGGGGGAAGCAGTCATGGAAACGGCCTCTATCCCATCCTCCAGCTCCCCGTACTTGTGCACCAGATAGCAGGCGCACTTCCCTTTCGACTCTGATCCCGCCTGCCCTCCAATTACTACATTCCATTTTCCTCTTTTCATTGTTGTTCCCCTTTCCTAATAGATTTCCGTTAACCTCTGTATTTCTCTTGCCACTTTTCCTACCCCACTCTCTTTGCTTTTTTTACTGAGGGACTTTTCCATCCTCTTTATCCTCCCAGCGAACCTTTTTCTTTCCTTGCGCGTGAGGTGGGGTACCTTCCCATCCAGCATGGACCTCTGCAAATCCATATCACGGCTAAATTTATCCGCCTCCTTCACCATAGCGTCTACCCACGCCGGACGATCGGGGTTGATGTACTCTCCCTTCTTCTCCTTCTCCTTGTAATTAAAGTACCGGTTGTTTTTGTGACTCATACTTCCTCCTTTTTTCTTTTTTTCTTCCGTCTTGGGGGGGCATAACACGTCATACGGTGTGACACGTCATACACGGAGACACGGGACAACGGGGGAACCGGGGTCACGGCCCGTTATACACGGAGACAGGAGACAAGGAGACAACGGGACCCGGTCCCTGGTACCTACCCCCTTCACAACTACGATCTCCTCTCTTCATCCAACCAAATAACTTTGCCCATGTACGGGTCCACCAAGATTCCGAGATCCCGCATTAGGCAATCGTTGACCACTGCCATGAATTTCCTGTCGCTCATCTCTTCGGAGTCGTTAATCAGCACCCTGTCGATGAGTTCCACGTTGGTAACGTCGCAGATCACCAGTTGCGTCACGTATCCTTCCCCATTGCGGTTGCGGTAGGTGTGAGCCTTAACCGTCAATTTTGGTAACTCCATTTGTTTTTCTCCTTTTCCTTTGTTTTTCTGTTATGGTCCCATTAAATCAGGCCACGGCCCGTGTGACAAGTGGCCTTGACTCGTATGACAGCGGGTGGTATGATGGGGACAGAACGAGAAAGGACGGGGGGCGACGGCAATGGAAAACAGAACGAGATGTTACCTTTATCCGAAACCATGGCAAGATCCGGTGTGCAAGGCTGGATCGGATATATCGGGTACGGAAAAAGAAGACTGGATCTGTTCGGAGGAATACTCAGAGACGTGTCCCTGGTTCAGGGAATATATGGGGGAAACATTCGACTGGTGGAAAAGGTAAGGAGGGTGAAATGGAAAAGGAACATGGATGGAACGAGGGGGACATTTGCAACAGGAACGGGTGTGAGGGAGTGATAGAGTTGAAGGAGGTCGAAGGATGCACCTGCTTCATTAACCCTCCCTGTAGCGCCTGCACAAACGCTGGCCTAATCTGTCCCGTGTGCGGGTGGAGTGACAGGGGCGATTGATGGAAGACAGGATGGAACAAACGGATTATATAAAGTACAGAGGTAAGTGTCAAGAGTTCGTCCAACAGGCAATCAAGGACGACCCAACTCTAACAGCCGTGCGGGGTTATTATTGGGACCCTATTTGGAATACAGAGGAACCTCATTGGTGGTGCAAAAGGGTAGACGGAACCATATATGATCCTACCGCTAAACAATTCCCGACTAAAGGAATGGGGGAGTATACAGAATTTGACGGTACATATGAATGTGACCAATGTGGAAGTACTGTATTGGAGGAGCACGCCACGTTTAATGGAAATTACGTATTCTGCACGTATAAATGTGCGGCGAGATTTGTAGGATTGTGATGGAAGACCGTACCATTAGATTGCTTACTTATCTGGTTGATGGATGGGATTACGTACCCGGAGTCCTTTGGGTGCTTTCCTTTTTTATGAGACCGGATCTGGATTTGGGGGAGAAAGGTAGCATATGGAAAAGAGCAAAGTGGGGGGCACCAACAAGGGCGCGAAAGTAATACAATTCGGTGATCTTATTCCTGACGATGATATAAGGAAAATAGATCCAGAGGACTTCCACGTTCCAACCTCCGATTCCCAGGGGCATTCGACAAGGTTCCAATTTCGGGGACTGAAGCAAATGAGGGCAATGGTAGGGGAGGCAATACAGACAAAGCAATTCCCGTACCGTACAGATTCCGACCTCTATCGCCATGCACTAATTCGGCACTTGCGCTGGCTTACGGACTTGGGTTACATCGGAGTTAACAACATCTTCGTAATTGATGCTATTTCCGAAATCGCAAGGGACGACGAAAACCACCAACAATTCATGCTATCCATAGGACAATTGGAGGAAAGAGTAAGGTATCACAGGAGAGAGGGAAGCATGGAAGTAGCGAAGCAGATGGTGGATAGAGTGAAGGAATTGATAGAGAAGATGCCGGAGGGACCGTGGAAGACGGGATACAGAAAAGAATTCAAGAAAAGATTTCCGGATCTGGTATAAAGGAGGAATGATGGCGGACCTATTACCCCCACCCTATTCATTCGGTGTTGATTCCCGGTTCGATTCCTGGAGACAGAACCAGGATATGGTGGTTCAGCATGTGGTGGATTCAGAACATCGATTAATTATGCCCGTTTGCCCTACTGGCTTTGGCAAATCCCTCATGTATATTGTCTCCGCTCTAATCAATGGGGGATCCAGGGCGGTAATCCTCACCTCTACCCGAGCATTGCAGGACCAACTAAAAAATGAGCACGAAGGGGTGGTAGTGGACCTAAGGGGTAAGGACAACTACCCGTGCAAAATGTTGGGGGGGTATTCGACCTGCGGGAAGGGGCCATGCAATTGGGGAATGAGATGTCCCTTCGTCAAGGACGGTTGCCTATACTATGATCAGGTAAAGAAAGCGATGGCAGCCCCCATAATCTCCACCAACTATGCCTATTGGATGAACCGAGGGGATTGGGGGTACGGAGACGATTACACCTTCCAGTTCTCCACTCTAATCTGTGATGAAGCACATGAATTGCCAGAGATCCTATCCTCATTCCTGACCAAGGAAATAATAGGAAGTAGAGAGGGGAAGGGGATAAAGGATGAAATTGTGGAATCCTTTCCGAAGTCAAAGTCGGGAATAAAGGAGTGGATCAGGCACTGGCACAAAACCGTATCTTCCCAATACGAAGATGTAAGCTGGAGAATAAAGGAGGAAGGGGACTACGGGAAGGAAACACTGGACCTTGCCCACTTTCTACAACGATTATGGGAATCTACCAGCTTTATCAATCACGGGATAGAAGAAGATCCGGAAAACATGATAGTGTATAAATCCGGTAATCGAATCACCTCCTCTGTTGTTTGGCCCTACCACTACACCGAATCTACATTGTTTAAGGGAATAGAAAAAGTGATCCTCACATCCGCTACCGTTACACCAAAAACCATAGGACTTCTGGGAATAGACCAGAAAGATGTGGATGTGGTGGAAGTGGATCACCCCTTTCCATTGGAGAACCGAATCCTGAACTACATCCACACCATAGGACTAAATTACCGAACAACCGATATGGAAATGCTGAAGTGGTTGGCGAGGATAGATCAGATTCTGGAAGATAGATTGGATAGGAAAGGGATCATCCATTCTGTATCCTACAAGAGACAAAAGCTGATAATGGAAAGTAGTGACTATACCCAATTCATGATAGGACACAATTCCCGCAACACAATTGAGACGGTGGAAAGGTTCAAGTCATCCTCTCCCCCCGCTATTTTTGTTTCCCCTGTAATGACGACAGGATACGACTTCCCTGATGATGAGATAAGGTACCAAATTATTGGCAAGATCGCCTATCCGGATACCAGTGACCCTATAATAAAAAGACGGATGCAGATGGATAGGGATTATGCACCATATATCGCAATGCAAAGACTGATTCAGACGTGTGGAAGGGGGGTGAGGAATAAAGAGGATTGGTGTGAGAATTTTATCATCGACAACAATATAGAATGGTTTATCAGGAAGTACAAATCGTTTGCGCCAAAGTGGTTTCAGGATAGCTTCCGGACGGTAAGGGTGAAAAAGAGATCAACGCCAATGAAAGAAGATGTGCCGAAACCGAGACCAGTTTGAGGGCCGGGAATCAGGAGTACCCTTAGGGGAAACGTAGAGTACTGACCCTCAACCAACCAACAACCAGTAGCAAAGGAGAAAGCAACATGGCAGAAAAAGGTAAAGTGGCATGGGGAGCAGAAAACTTGACCGAGGGTGGCGGGCTGATTGATGACGCCGATGTGATGTTCAAGAACTGCAAATTCGAAATCACCGATTACAACGGGGCATCCGATGAGGAAGTCACTGTCTTCTCCGCCGACCTGATTGACCAGGAAACGGAGGAGGAGGTGACCCAAATGTGGTCGGTGGGGCACAAGGATCTGAAACCCAGCGAGGATGGGGAAGAAGAGGCGGATGAAGGCCAATACCTGATCAACGTCGGGAAGGCCAAGGGTGTCAACTCCAGCTCCAACTTCGGTATGCTGATCTCCTCCGCTTCACTCCAGGGATTTCCCCAGGACAAATGGACGGGGGAGGCGGGAGATCTGGAAGGGTTGATCGCCCATGTGGATCGGGTCGAAGTCGAAACCAATATGAAGGACCGGAAGACCGGCAAGAAGGAAAAGAAAAACAGGGAAGTGCCGGTCATCACTGCAATCCTCAAAATGCCCTGGGATGAAGAGGAAACGGGCAAGAAAGGAGGTAAGGGAAAGGGAAAGGTGGCAGGGAAGTCGAAGGAAACCAAGGCTGACACCAAAACCAAACCTGCGGGTGGCGGTGAAGGTGGAGGAGATATCGACGACGCTGCAGCCGAAACCGTGATGACGCTTCTTGCCGAAAATGACGGGTCCATGACCAAGGCCGCTCTTATCGGTGCCGCTTTTAAGACACTGAAGGGGAACAAGGACCGGGCCAAGATCTCCAATCTGATTGGCAAGGACGCGTGGCTGTCCGATGATAAACCATGGAATTATGCGGATGGCAAACTGACCATTTGATCCAGGCGGGTGAGTGGTTAGGGTGGTAAGGGTGGTCCCCCAGGGAGGAGAGAACCTGGGGGACCAAATCTAAGGAGGGGGGAGGGGGACAGGCGATGGCAAGAGAAATTGTCTATCACGGGAATGACGGTATCCGAAACCTTGGCTATACCGTTTGCCAAGCCCGAGGCGACGAAAGGGTTAACGTGGAGTTGTGCTGGTTCTATACCCGAATCGGTATTCACCCTTACTGCATACATTATTGTCAGGATCGGGATTGGGTAAAGCAAATACCACCAGATGCAAAGAGAAGGTGCGAGGGATGTGGGAGAGAATTGGTGGTGGTGAGTAGCAAAAAATGCCCTGTGTGCGGAAAGAGGTGGGGGGAGGAGAAATTGGAGCCGTGGCCAATAAAGGAAAGGAAAAGAAAATGAAAGAAGCGGAAATGCTAAAAAGGATAGAACTGGCGCTGAATGTAATGCCAGGAGAGTGCAGTTGTTCTCCGGGTATGGTATGTAATCAGTGTGTGGTGGAGTCCGTCCTGCTTGACTGTGCCTCCTATATCACCGCTCGCGCCTCCACCCTCAATTACTCCCGTGCTGTGGACGAGGCAGCCATCTACCCCGGCAAGAACCGGGGCCTTGTTGGTCTCCTCTATTGTATCCTCGGTCTTATTGGGGAGGCGGGTGAGGTTTCCAATGCGATGAAAAAGGAGCTTAGGGATAATGCTGCGGTGGTTGAGGCACTGAACGCGATCGATACAGCGGCCCTGGGAATGGATACAGGCGCTCTGGCTGAGGAATTGGGTGATGTGCAGTTTTATCTGACCCGCACCGCTGCCGAAGCCGGTTACCCCGACATTCGCCAAATTTTGGCAATGAACATGGTAAAGGTAAAGGAAAAAAGGAAGAAAATACTAAAGGAGAGGAAAAGGAGGAAAAAAGATGGGAAAAAATAAAAAGATGAGAAGGGGGATCGATATCTCTTCCATCCCTGACCTATTGTGCCCTGACTGTGGCTCCGTATTCTTCCAGCCTGCAGTTCGTATGAGGAAGATGTCGGCATTGATTAGCCCGACCGGCAAGGAGGAGTTCGTCCAGCATCCGGTCTTCTGTTGTATGGGGGCGGTGAAGAACAAGAGCGGGGAAGGGTGGAGGCCGTGTGGGCACATCGTGGACCTGAACAATCCTGGGTCCTATGTCACCTCGGACCAAGTTCCGATCCCGGATTCTCCCAGCAGTACTGTTGGTATTGACGTCGGAAAAGAGGGTGATGTGGGGATAGTATCCATAAAGAAAGATGGAAAGTGGAGCTGATCATGTACCGAATCCGAGTTACCCTCCTTATTCTCCTTGCAGCCTTGATCCTTTTCCTCTATACCCGTTACATTAAAGTTAGGAGGTGGTATGGCGAGAGTAGATTTAATAGAAGAAGAATATAGCCGGTTTCCTGACGAAACGAACAGGACCGTTGGCACCGGAGTCCTCCACCTCACTGACATTATCAAGCGCATGGACCAGACTGACTACACAGGGGTAAAGTGGAATATGAACCTTACCCCTGATTGTGGTTTTATCTGGGAACGGGCGCTGGAGATGGCATACAAGGATAAGCTTGGGATCCGGCCAAATGAGATAATTGTGGACGGGATTGTTGGTTCCCCGGACGGGGTTGGAGACGATCCCTGGGGAGAGGTAGACTTCGTCAATGAGGAATACAAGCTTACCTGGAAGTCCAGCAACAATCCGATCGAGTCCAACTGGTACTACATCACCCAATTCAAGTCCTACTGCAAAATGCTGGGCACTCGGGTCACCGTCGTTCGCATCATATACGTTGTTGGTGATTATAAGGGGAGCGGTCCTCAGTACTTCACCTATCGACTGGAGTTTACACAGAAGGAAATAGACGAGAACTGGGCCTATATTCGGCAGTTTGCCATTAACGAAGGGATGTTGGAGGAATAATGGACAAGGAAACACTATGGCTAATCGTACTGGTGATTATATTTGCCGTCACCATAAGAAACAGATAAGGGGGTATTGATGGCTGATCAACTAACCAAACTCGGCTTTGGTGACGATGTTCCTGTTGCTACTCCACGTATTATTATGACTGTTGATGCGGATGAGGGCTGTGGCAAGACACATCTTTCCCTTACCGCCCCCCGTCCCATTGCCTTCTTCGATATAGATGATAACGTCGACCCGATTGTGGAAAAGTTCAATTTCAAGAAGGGTGAATTTCGACATTACCAAGTCGGCTATCTGCTTGAGGGTGGGGACGATGAAGCGGAGAAGAAAACGGAGGCGATGATAAAAGCGTATAAGGCCTGTCTTGCCGCCCCTGATTCCGTCGTTCGCTCCATAGTCTTCGATACCGGAACCGAGTTCTGGGAAATGGTACGTCTGGCGAGATTCGGAAAAATCAACAACGTGAAACCTCACCATTATGGCCCTGTTAATGCGGAGTTCCGTACCCTAATTCGCCACGCCAAGCGCAACAACAAGAATCTGATCCTGATTCACAAACGGAAGGACGAGTACATAAATACAAATCCAAAGAAGAAGGATGCGATGGCGATCCCTACCGGAAAGCGGATACGAGCCGGGTTTAAGGAAATGGGATACCTCGTCCAGGTGGCGGTGGAACTAACCAAAGACAAGGACAACTTCTACTGCAAGATAGACAAATGCACACAGGATCCAAATCTGGAAGGGGAAGTACTGGAGACGGATAGGGAAACGGGGGAGGGGATGATCAGCTTTCCCTGGATTGCCAGCATGGTGATGGGAAACGATCCAGAAGACTGGAAATAGGGGAGGAAGTCATGGGTCTTTGCGACAACTATAGGCGGTCAGGCAAGACATTTAGGAAGGTTTTGGAGGCACTAAAACTTGCAAGCGAGGGAAAATGGGTTCTTTATATAGGCGGGAGTCACCAGATACTCGATTTCTATATCAAACACTTTTTCCTGCCTATCATATCTACCACGAACGGGTGGGAGTATCACCACAACGAAAGACGATTACTTCTTCCTGGAGGAGGAAAGATCTGGTTCATTAATCGTGTTCAATTAATGAATCCTTACCTTTGGGTTGGTAGGTGCAAAAGACCAGATGTCAAAATCTACGACGATTAGAAAATGGGGAGGGAATCATGGACAGAAAAAAGGCGATGGAGATCATAGGAGAGGCGGGATTCGACATCTTTGGTCCTTTGATTATGAAAAGGGAGGGCGACCTTGTACGATTCGTCCGACCCGATAAACCCACCTATTACGGGGAAAAGCTCATCAATCTCGTGAATTTGGTAGAGAAAGTAGTAATGGAGGGGGCAATCGAGAAGATGGCGGTACTAAAAGCGGAAACGAAGCCGAAATACCACTGTGACAGGTGTGAGGATACCGGTTATGTTTCATATTACTATGATGCTGGTGATCACTTCTCTGCAGGTCCAGCCCCCAACAGCGGTTACAGAAAGAGGCCCTGCGACAAGTGTGAACTTGGGCAATCAAAACCGAGAAGGAAATCCAAATGACTCTCCTACTCGATCGTCGCGTCGGTAGCATTGAACTCCATCCGCACTTGCTCACCCCCCATTCCGTATGCGATCTAGACTACGGAGACGCCGTCGTAGTGGGCCACACCACGCTCCCAGGCGAATCCGACCCCCGCGATGTGATGGTCGGCATCGAGAGGAAGCGGATACGGGATCTGATATCCTCCATGGAAAGCGGAAGGCTGGTGGCGCACCAATTGCCGGGTATGGGGGAAGAATACGATCGTTCCTACCTTGTAATAGAGGGGTTATGGCAAACGAACAAGAAGGGGGAACTGGAGATCTGGCAAGGAAAGGGATTCAGGCCGTTGCGATATGGGAAGAGAGTGTATGGAAGCAAAGAAGTACACTCCTTCCTAATTTCGGTCCGAGAACTGTTTGGCGTTCCTACTCTGTTCACCCCGAATCTCCTCAATACTGCATCATGGATAGACCACATACACAGGTGGTATAACAAAAAGAAACATAGGACGGCGGAAACGATGATGGTTAATCCGGTTCCTGCAGCACCAGGATTCAAAAGACCAAAGACCCTGGCTCGGATGCTGGTTGGGATGGATGGTATTGGAGGGAGGAAGGCTCTGGATATCGCCCACCATTTTGGTTCCATGATGGAATTGATGGCGGCATCGGTGACTGATATAATGGAAGTGGAGGGAGTGGGACAAACAATAGCGGAGGGAATTTACCGACAATTAAGGACAAGGGGGTAAAGGAGATGAATACAATGACACAAGGAGCGATGTTAGATTGGGTAAGTGACAAGGACAAAGACGGGATTCGGCACATATTGCTGGAGGGGAAACGAAGCGGCAGACAACCTACCGTTTTCATAATTGGGGCACTCAGACACAAGAACAAAATTCAGCAGGAACTGAACATTCTGATGGCAAGGAAGTTGGCAAGGAAGTATTGGGAGGATGGATGGGCGGTAATCTGTCCGCACCTGAATGGGGGAGCCTTTGATGGGGACCTGGATGATCACCGTATAATGGCCGGTCACCTTGTCCTTCTCTGTAAGTGTGACTTGGCAGCGGTGGTGAAGAACAAATGGCTGGACGAGAGCACGGGATCGAAGGGGGAAATAGAAATGGCGGACACAGCGGGGGTACCAATAGTGTGGGAGGAGGTGAGACTGTGAGCCTTTCCGATTGGCCCAAACATTCTATCAATGTGGCCCAAAATATCAGACAGGTGGACGGTTCCAATCCTGCCTACTTTGACCGTTTTCATATTGTAGCAGAGATCACAGTCTTTGATGTGGAAATGAACAGGATAGGATCGCACCAGGAACACAGGACGGTGGACAAAGGAGAGAAAATTGCCTCCGTCCTGATTCCGGTACTCAAATTGTTGGCCAAGTTTGCAGCAGAAAGATTAAATGCCTGGAGGAGGGGTTATGGTGGATATCGTGCGAGTGATGGGGGATGCAAATTGCAAGAGGTGCGAACTATCGGAAACAAGGTCCAGGATAGTGTGGGGAAGAGGAGCAGAGAGAGCGAGAGTGATGGTTGTGGGGGAGGCACCCGGTTTCAATGAGGATAAGGAGGGGCGTCCCTGGGTAGGGGCAGCGGGTACGGAGGCAAGGCACCTAGCATTAATCAGTCGCGTAAATCCTACCTCCATGGTATACTGGACCAATATGCTAAAGTGTCATCCTCCCGATGATGCAAATCCAACACAATGTCAAATAGATGCTTGCCGGTATGTTCTGTTGCAAGAGTTGGATGAAATAGAGCCAGAGGTGATCATAGCTCTGGGTCGATTCTCCACCCGATTCTTTCTTGGTGAAGAAGTTACAATGGAAAGGGTAAACGGGATTCCATTCAAAACGGATTGGGGAACGGTCATTCCCATCTTTCACCCGTCTTGGGGTCTTCGCAATATGGATGATATGGTGAAAGTGGTTTACGGATTTTCCACCATTCGCCCTGTCCTAGATCGCCTCCTGCCTCCTATTAGCTTTTCCTCCATTCGTCCGGTTGAGGGACGATATTGGGACCCCCTACTGAATCTGACTCATGGCGGAAAGTATAGCCTATCCCACACTCCCCGTAGTATAGCGATCGATACGGAATGGGCGGAGGGACGGCCCTTCTGCACCACTAATACCTATGAGGCTGGCACCGCGTTGCTAATTCACGCCAACGACAGCAACAACCTGGAACAATTGAACTCCTGGGTTAACTCCGATCAGTGTGATGAGGTTATTATCCACAACGCTGCCTACGATCTTCCGGTTCTGTACCAAATGGGAGTGGAAATACCAACCGAGAAACTGCGGGACAGTATGGTCGCCGCCTACCTTCTGCAATCCGAGCCACAGGGTCTCAAGGATTTGGCATGGAGGATAATCGGGGCAGAGATGGGGGAGTACACGGAGGTGGTGAGACCATACAGGTTCAAGAAAGCGCTAACCTACCTAAATGAGCTACTGGAGTACGAGTGGCCAGATCCGGAAGAAGTACTGGAATGGAAAAAGGGGGAAGCCCATGTAAGGAAACCGCAGAATATAAGTAGGCTGGTGAGCAATATTATCCGGGATGTTGCAGCCAAGGACGTTGATCCTTTCCAACGGTGGGAAAAGATTAGAAAAGATAAAGGCAGATCTGACATCACCCTCATTGAACACAATATTGGTAGACTCTGGGACGGAGATCTCTCCGATGCTCCGCCAGAGGTTACTCTCCGCTACGCCTGTGACGATTCGAATTGCACGCACCAAATCTGGCCGTATCTCCGCGACCGTATCATAGCGGAGGGGATGTGGGATGTCTTCATGACTGATATGAGGGTAATGCCCATGGTGGCGGATATGATGAGGTTTGGAATAAGGGTAGATCCAGCCAAGTTCGAAGAGCTAAGGGGGGTATTTGACCTGAAATTGAATGAGGTCGCAGCTATAATTACGGGGATCACAGGAAAAACTATTAATCCGGATTCGGCCCTTCAGGTATCGGAACTACTTTACGGGGATTTGGGATTGGACGAATTTGTTGATCCTCGTATGGCAAAGGGAAAATCAACCACTATGACGCAGGATGCCGTTCTGTCCCGAATTGAGGACAAACATCCCGTGGTGAAGTGGATAAGAGAATACAGAGCGTTTAGCAAACTGAAGACATCATATGTAGAAAAGTTGCCCCGTATGATAGATGAAGACGGACGGATTCGGGCAACGGTTCGTGTTACCCGTACCGCAACCGGACGACTTTCCATGAAAGATCCCCCCTTGATGGCCATTCCCGTTCGAACCGTTGAGGGACGTAGGGTAAGGGAAGGGTTTATTCCGGCTGATGGTTGTGTTATTTCCTGTGCTGACTACTCCCAAGTAGAACTAAGAATTACCGCCTCCGAATCCGGTGACCGCCGTATGTGTTCCATCTTCCATCGCGGTGAGGATATTCACTCCAAAACCGCCTCCGAGATGTTCGGGATTCCGGAATCGAGATTGGATTCTATGAAACATCGATATCCGGCAAAACGCGTTGGTTTTGGTGTCCTGAATGACATTTCCGCTCATGGGCTACAGAGGGAATTGGTAGTTGGGGGAGCGAATGAGGAAGATTGGCCAGTGGATCGATGCCAAGAACTTATTGATACTTGGTTCAGTGTCTACCCCGGAGTAAAAACCTACATGGACAACAATCGGAACTATGCAGCGCAACACGGCAAAGTGGTAGATATGTGGGGAAGGATTCGGTGGGTACCCTGGGCAAAGACAAAGAGTAAATGGAAAAGAGAAAGAGGATTAAGACAGGCGGGGAATGCGCCGATACAGTCAGGGGCGGCAGGAGTAATGAAGAGGGCAATGGCGAACCTTCAACCGCTCTATGTGTACTGGAGAAGGATAAAGAAAAGGAGAACAGTGCCCCTGATCCAGATCCATGACGATCTAGTATCGGAACAGGACAAGAGATCCTACAAAGAAGTGCTGAAGGAACAAAAGAGGATAATGGAAAGCGCGGATGGGGGAAAGATGAAAGTTCCGTTGGTGGTGGATATGAAAGTCGGGGGGGAGAATTGGGGAACGACAAAAAAGTACAATCCCGAATGACCCCCTCCCCCCACTTCACTTTTTTCCTTTTTTGTGCTTGAAGTACTCCACCTGCCTCAGCCTTTTTTCTGCCTGACTTCTTGAGGGGTAAGGACCGCCCAGGTTCTTCCCCTTTTCTGATACAACCTTGAATCCATCCTTTGTTTTCTTGATCATTATCCTCCTCCCTATTTTTTAACGAACACCTTTAATAACACCTCTGACAGACCTGTATTAACCAGTATCTTCTCGCCGAACCAGAATAAAAGAACTATAAGGTTTATTGTTGCAAGTAGCTTGGCTTTCTCAACAGGCCACTCGGTTAAACTGGTAAAGAACAGATAGTCAAAGTAGAAGGTTCCATACGTGAACCCAGGTCGTACAAGCCCGCGTATCAGCATCATGATTGGTCCGACAATGGGTATCTTTGCATAGTCAGCAGCCGATCCCTCATATTTTAAAACAAAATCTCGGAACTGACTATTCTCATCGCGGGCCTCCTTCGCCGCGAACATTTCCATATTCTGTTTAAGAGACTCTTTGTCCTTCTCATCCATCTTGTCCGGGACAAACTTATCGAGTCCCGTCTTGATCAGGTCTACTACTGCTGTAACTGGATCGAAAGCCATATGCCCCCCTCCTTTGGTTATTTAGTATTTCATCCAATTTCTCATCCATCTTATCCTGGTTTTCCTTTATTGCCTTGTAATTCTCCTCAAGTATGGTTGTTCTCGTACACACCCCATCTATCCTTTTATCATTCGCTCTTGTATCAGCTTTCACCTCACGGAAGTCAGCCCAGATAATGACGCCAGTTATAGTGGCAAGAACACCGATAGTGCTCAGTAATAGGTGCTTGTATTCCTTCATCCAGGTTGGCATTACTGATCTCCTTATTGAGTTCCGCCCACAATTGCACTCGCTGTTCCACCAACGATTGCCGCGCTCGTACCACCCACCGTCGGTCCAGTGCTAGAAGCAGTGTATTTTATAGCCCCGGCAGTCCAGCCAACAACGTCCATGTCAACCGTTCCCAAGTTTGTCCAATCGTATGGGTCCGAGCTACTCATGTTAGGGAGATGAGCATATATTTGGTATAATGATCCATCACCCATATCAACACCAGATAAATTCGCCGTTAATTCATAGTTATTGCTTTCCGGTGCGGACATCCCCGCACTTCCCTCAGTTCCGTGGGCTTCCTGGCTCATTCCTTGGTACTCAGTAAACGTATAGTATGAATAATCAAGGTCTATGACATCATCCGAGCTTGTTCCTTCGTGGTCATAATAATTATAGTCAACATCCTCTCCGGTCACATCATTGTCTAAATGAATTTGCAAATACGGATGAGACGCATCCTGATCTGTTTGTCCATGATTTCTATAAAAGATATTGTTTTTAACTTCGTGATCGGTACCCCTCATGAGCATGATACCGCAACCAACTCCATCAGCCATGTTGCCATTGTGCGCGAGAGTATTATTAAAAAGTATTACATGGGGAATCCCATATCCTTGGTCCCCATATCCATTCGAATGCAAGTTGATCCCACTGTTGGTTCCAAAGATTATGTTTCCCCAGACTATAATATCCGTCATGTCCTGTTGGGACGTATAATCAGTCGTCCCCATTTTTATCAAGATCCCCTGGGAATCCCCAGTATTTATCCAGTTTCTATAAATTCTCGCGTGCCGAGAATCCATTTGAATAGTGATACCAGAAAAAGCAGGGCAATTTTCAATCCTGTTTTCACCTATGTAAACATATTCTGATCTCTTTTTGATGTCTATAGCATCTTCAGCATAAGGAGCCGGAACTCTATCAAAATCGTGGAAGTAATTGCGCTCAATGTACAGATATTTCGAATCCTCACAGGAGAACCCATCAACGCCGTAGGTGTCTCCATAAATTTCATTATATCTTACATACATATAGTTTGTTCGCTGAAGCATAATGCACATTCCAGCAAACACCGTACCGCAATCCCATAATCGTGATCCTGTTACATAAATTTGGCTTACGCGATCAGAAGTTCCCGAATCGGATACGGTAAAAATGCCTCTATATCCAATATTGTGGATGTCGCAATCATCAACATAGATATAATGTGAGCCTGTTGTCACTCCTCCGCGGATAACTATTCCGTGGCCGCAATTCGTTATTTCAACATTCTGGATTTTAATATAAGCTTTTTCGTCTACCTCGATCCCGTAAACAAGTTCTGATGACGAACTTCTATCGATCACGCCAGCGTGTGAAGCATAATCCCCTCGATATATTATCTCGTGTCCGCTTGTTCCATCGCTTGGCGGAGTTACTTCGCTTGTGATTGTATCGCAAAGATAAATGATATCATCGGGAGAAAACGAGCCACCATTATGCGACGCAACACTCATTGCATTGGCGTAGGTTGATCCGTCCCCGGTCCCTCCCTGGGTAACGTAATAAGTGGCAGCATAGGTTATCTGAAACGCCGATAGCCAATAAATTAGGAACCAAGCAATTGTCTTTTTCATTATGGAACCTCAACGCTTGGAATGGCTGGCAGTCTGAACATAATCTTATTCGCCGCGACTGCCATTCCCACCACCGATACTATATCCCCTGACGTTGCACTTGGTGTTCCGGTAACATTTAACAAACCAGCGGTCGAAGTGTTAGGAAATATCTGAAGATTAGCCCCAGCACCCATGCCCCATCCAGCATTATAAACCATAAACTCTCCGATAACCACGCTGATAGCAGCATCCGCACTGGCCGCAGTTGTCACCATCCCAAAAGGAGTGTCCGCTCCGGAAACCTTGGTTGCCGAAGCGGCTATAAATTTATAATATTTGAGATTGGTGGGGTCCTTGCGCACTAAGTCCCATTGGGCCAAGTCCTCTCCTGCCGTGCCGGATATCTGAATCCCACCCTGTAGGGTATCATCAGTCGGAGCAAGCGCCCACGTCGGCGTAGTGAGCGCGATATACCACGTCTCGTCGGTGAAATCGCCATCATGGTCGGAGTCCAGGGCAAGGGCAAGCGCGTTCATCAACGCCTCGGTATGGTACTGCAAGTCCGCCCTGGCCAAGTATCCAAAACCAAGCAAAACAACGACTATTAAGGCGATGATTGTCGATTTTTTATTCTTCATCCTCTCATTCCTTTTCCAAGATGTTGATCATTTTTTGACCGTGATATCATTTTATTGAGCAACCGCTGATTGTTGGTGTTGCTTGGTTGGTATAATACTCAACAGCCCCAATGTCCCAATTACTACGACTTAAACCGTAATAATCAGTAGAAAATACACCGGACGGTGTTGATGAACCTGCATTCACGCCAGGGGATTCTAATGTATTGGGAATAAACGTAGTAGCATTTATTAATGGGTCTGTCTCAGAAGATGTTCCACTATCATCCCAAGCAGGGACGCCTGCTGATAAACCATACCAAATATTGTTCGATCCAGCCAAAGAGGTTACGGGGCCACCATTGTCGAAATAATTTGTCGAAACAGCGGTATAAAAAATATTGTTTCTGAAATCGATCACATTCTCTTGGCCGAAAACTACTTCTGTTGAGCTTGATGCTCCATTTTGGTAATGGGTGTTGTTGTAGTAGTATATTTCAGCGCCTTTATTACCCCATGAGCCCTGGGAAACAGAGGCGTTTCCAGACATCCTAAAACCGCTATAGTTGTTCGCAAAAATGTTGTTGTATATGTAAGCTGTGGTTATAAAAGCGTACTCTTCCTGGGGGGATAGATTATCATCTCCACCACCAAAGACAGCATACATGGCTGAAACAGAAACGGGCGGAGTTGATGTGTGATGCACATAATTATCATGGTACTTTAGCAGTGTAACACTGTCGGTGTGATAATGCCCATAAATCTGAGATTGACCATTATTATATGCGAATTCATTCCATCCAACATCAACTGCCTCGTGGGTGCCGTGCCCTTGAAAATAGATCGGCCCTACACGATATCCGGAACCATCTTCAGCTACCCAATCCAACGGTTTACCGGTATGGTGGACATAATTACCATAGAATTTTACGTCATCTTGCCCATCATTTGCAGAGAACCAAAAACACACCCCATGACCAGTTGAGGCTGTTGTGGTAGTCGCGTCTACGCCAACGAATCGTATATGATTGGCAGACGATAATTGCCCCATCTGCTCAAGTAAGGCTCCATCGTAAATTTGGATTTTGAACTTTGAAAGAGTCCAATAATCCATCTTGCTTCCACCCTCAACATATCCACCTTGACGTATCCAGTATGGAATCCCGCTTGTCCCATCACCAAAAACAGGAAGCTCGCCGGGATAGGCAGAAAATGAAATGCTATTATTCGCTGTACCGTATGCAAAATTATTTTCCCAAAAATGTAGATAGCAGTAATAACTTGCGTTTGTTGACGAAGTATCTCTAAAATCTTCCCCTGAATAGGTCCCCCCGCGATAATAAACGACATCCCCGGCTGCTACCGTTGCGATTGCTTGTTGGGGGGTTTTCCATGGAGTTGATGTAGTTTGACCATTGGCCACGTTGCTACCATCCGTGGCCACAAAGTATATATTACCGGTTGATCTGGTATAAAATGATATCGTTCCGCTCGACCCCTCTGTGGTCGTCACCGAAATAGTTGTTGCACCGGCAGACATCGAAGAATTGAGATAAAAGGTAATCCTCTGTAGATCCCTGGCCGTTGTTGGGTTGGTTGTTGCCCCCCACTCTGCTATGCCAGACTCATCGGCATAAAGAGTTTGACCTCCACAAGTAACGTAGGATGTATGGGCGGCCGACCCGAAATTTAATCCCCAAATAGATACTGCGGCACCCTTTGTCCCACTCCCCTCCCAGCCGTCTGTAGGGCCATCAGTTAGATCAGAGAAAAACACAACCGGGGAGGCGGCATGGGATACCCCATATAGTGAAATTAAGCATATGATAATTATTACTATACGTTTTATCATTGCAGTTCGAAAGCTCCCATATCCCAATTCCCGGTACGAGAAAAACCGGTTATGTCGGTTGAGTAAACTCCGCTCGATGGGTCTCCGTTGCAAACATTATAAATCGGAGCCGAGGCGTCTTTAACCGAAAAATCACCGGCCGAGTAATCAGTAAATGAGGCAGTCCATTCCCCGCTAGCGTTCTCATTCAAGGCGACTGCGTTGGTGCCGTCACCGTCGTCAGACGCATTGTAGTCAAGGGTCGCGCTGCCACAATTATTGAAATCGTCGGTATTGTTAAACACCACGTTATTTTTGGCAACTAACCGTGATGTCGCTGTTGTCTGATTCAGTCCAGATCCGCATCCAGTTATTGTGCTATTCCAAATATTTGTATAGGCCCCCGATCCTCCCTGGTCGTAGTATCCGTATTGCTTAAATCCCCAGATTATTGTATTTATTACGTTTAGGTAGGTTCCGCTATAGGTTATGTAAATCCCATTGGCTGAACTACCACCATCAGACGCTTCACGAATGATGCAGTTTTTTATCGTTACCAAATTAACAGCGGCAGAAGTTCCAACCCCTATCCCACTATAGCTATACGATGTTCGATGGGAGTAAAACTGGATACCATCCAAAACAACATATGGCTTATTTATCAATGCCACCGAAGTTATGCCGACCCCATCAGTGTTTTCTACCAGATACTTAGAAGTGCTCCACTGCCCATCTGCTCTATATCCTGTCGCTGCGGTTATCGTTATAGGACTATCAGCATCCGTCGTGTAGCCAGCAGGAATTTGAAACTGAGTATCGGCTGTCCCCGCTGAATTGCGGCAGTAAAAAAAATGCCCGCCAGACACCGCCGATATATCAGTCGCCTCGGCTGTCAAAGCTTCCTGAATGCCGATATAGGCGTTTTCCCATGAGCTTCCATCTCCTGTGCCACCGGCAACATCAGTGTCTACACAAAACGTTGATGTTCCGTTACATGGATCACCGCCAGCACTGATCGGCGGGCCACTATAGCCAACAACTAATGCGAAAGCATTTATCGTGCTAATTAATAATAGCACGACGATCAGGGTTAATTTTTTCATTTATCAACTCCAATACTGATGGTTAATCTTTCCGCATTATCATTCGAATCAACATTAAAACCAATTATTTGACCCTTTGTAAGAGAGGTCGTCCAACTTGTGAGGGTGCTATCCTGTGACTTCGTTGCCGCGGTTATGGTTGGAGATGTTCCGGCATCGGTGATCGAGTCATCATTGTCCGGGGGGTAATTGGCATAAGAATCAACCCAAAGATCGACTACTGTGCTTGTGCTTTGATCGGCAAGGAGTGTTACCCTGCTGATCGTGCAGGCATATGGGATTTCAAGAAAACCTTTAACTCCGGTCGTGATCGCTGTCCCACCACCATCGATAACAAATTCTATGGCATCATCGTCCGCTGAAGTGTCCAGCATTGAAGGCGCAACAACTGCCGGTTGAATCACTGTCGCCCCGGTATTATCGATATGAACATCACCACTCACTGCCACTGGTGCCGGTTGATTTGATCCGTTACCGACAAGAATATAAGCTGATGTCATGGCAGGGTGCTCTGCCCATGTGTCCCAATCAGCAGCAACGGTCGGAACGATAAAACTCGTCGGAAAAATAAAAGGATCAGCAGGCGTCCCGGTTCCGGACTCACCAGCCCCATTCCAGGCAAGCACGCTATTGGCCAGGGTTGGCCCAGCATTTGGGTATCGAAACACATAGCTTGTATTGTCGGTCATGGAGGCGGGGCCAATGCCACCAGCAAAATCGACATCGGTGCTGTTTGCTTCCAAAAGATAGACGTGGCCTGGAACTCCGGAGGATTTTACCGGATATAATTCAGCGGCCTTATCCACAACGCCAGCGGTCCCATTGGTCGCATATTCGGCCTCGGTCATGTCACCGCCAGTCCCCAAAGATTCAAATTTATCCCTGACAGCGTTCTTTGTTGGGGCATCGGTATTTGCATTCCAAGATGCTTCATTATAGGCAGTATCGTCTATTGTCTTTGCTGTGTTAGCCTCAATGGCTTGAATATGTGCTGCCGTGGCATAGCCGGTCTGTGAGTTAGACGCTGCTCTGTTGCTGATCGCTTGTCCACTAAGAGACATCCCACCAGTCGTTGCTGAAGCATCCAGCGTTACAGCATCATGTAGTTCGCTATCTCTGGCAATAGTGGAAGGGATAGCCCCATCATCGATCTCACCGTCATCATTGGCGTCATAAACTGATTTGAGCATATCTCCATCGATACTTGGTGCTGGCTGCCAATTCCCTGTTCCATCGGTATCGTTGGGATAAACGTGCGTTGCATCTTCTGCCGTAGCGTCATCATAAACCCATTTCCAAAAAGTCATTTCACTTGAAGCATTTGGGCCAACAGCAAACGCAGACCCAGATGCAGTGATCACGGCATCAATATCAGTTTCCGACACCTGATCAAGGGAGTTCCCACCACTTCCGTCAATCTGAGCGTCTGATTGAATCCCATTAGTGAAAAGCACAATATTCTCGGCCGCGAAAGAGTATGAGGCCAAGACGAAAAAAGCCAAAACAAACAAAATTATTCTTTTCATTTCAAACCTCATTAGGGAAGTTGTGCCACTATATATTCACCGTCCGCGCCGATCATCGGAGTGTGATCCGCATAATAGATCGTACCATATGGGATAACTTGAACTTTCGCCGTGTGCGTGTCTCCGAGCCATTCATCGCCTATCCATGTGTCGCCAAGCCAATAAGAGCTTGAGGAAGATCCACTACCAGATCCTGATCCAGCCGATAGAACCAATCCGAGATCGATCCCAATCCCAGCAATTGCTTTTCCTATTCCAATTACAAGAAAGGAAAATAGGATGAAGATCAGAAACTTTTTCATTTTACTTTCTCCAAATGAAGATGAAGTCCCCGGCCGCAAGATCACTCGCACTATCGTCGAAGTCCATACCAAGGGGAAAAGGCTTTGATTTTCCGTCCACCGGCCACGAAATTGTAGACCCTGCCGGACACTCCAGCACCAGAACCGGATTCCCATTGACACTATCTATAAACGTAATCGTCTTGTCGCTCGTGTAGGCGGTTATCACTATTGTTTCCACCTCTACGCGATTCGGAAAGATTTCCACATCCGACCCGAATGTATCTACCACTATCGGTACCCCGGACAGATTGTTAGCCGCCCAGGAAACCGGAATCCCGATCAGTGCAAGGGACAACACCAGGATCAGTACCAGTAACTTTTTCATCTATTTTCTCCTTCCATCATGGATTCAAATTCTTCTTGTCTTCTTGTTTTATTGATAACACGCCTCTCCTCGTAGGGCAACTCTCTTCTAAGTACCTCGTTAGCTATCCCCTGCTCCGATGGTATTACCCCGTATTTGTTGATTAGCATGTTTGCTTTTTTGTTGTCCCCATCCACTATAGCCCTTGTCGTATCGCGGAGTATGGATTTCAAGTCCTGATCCAAAAGCTGGTCCTCTTTCCACCCCGTATACTTCTCCGTCTCTGTGTATGATTTTGGTCCCACGGATCGCATTAGGAGTTGTTTGCCGGTTAGATAGTACATCAAGTCCCCATTCTTGCTATACATCGGGTACATGTTTTTGTTGTTCCTCTTGATAACGGCCTTGTACGCCTGAACCGTTCTATCAACCAAAATTGGTGTCAGTTCCTTACCCAGAGCCTGCATCCCCACCCCCTTCTGTGCCCCCTCTATAACCTTTAGGAGACCAGAAGCAGTAGGACCAAGGCCAGACGGTAACAGTCCTCCCCCTTCTGACGCAGCAACCTTCAGATGACGGAAGAAACCCCTCCAATCCTCATCCGGCACATCCCTTATCGCCTTTATTGCCTGTCCAATATTTACTCCAAATCCAAGCGCAGAGGAGAGGTCCACGTTCAGGAACTTTTGTAGTGCTACCTTTCCACCTTCCGCCATTGCAACATAGGCAATTAGTTTCTTTGGATCATTCTTTGCCCAATCTACTATTAATTCCGTTTGCTTTATGGGATAGGACCAGAACTGCAATCCAATACGACCAACAGGATGGGAAAGGGCTTTTGGCATACCAACTTTTCCATACCGGAATTGGGTTTTATGTACCAAATCTATACCTGCCTGAACTGCTGCTTCGGGAGATGAACCAGAGGCTAGTGCTTTTGCTCTACCTGCCAGAAATGCGTGTTTCCTGTTCCCCAATTCCACCTTATTGAACAAGTATCCCACTATTGCCCTTACCTTTTCCATACCGGCAGGGGCAGGTCCCTCCATCAGTACTTGTGGTATTTCCCTTGCCAACCCGGTTGCATCAAAGGCCTCTTGTCCCTCCTTTGTAAATGCTTCCTTCTGTGCCCGCAATGAAAATTTCAGCCCCGCATCGGCTATGGTATTTATCCTTTGTGTAAGGTTAACTACGGCAGATCGTGGATTTAGCCCCAGAGTCCTCATCCACTGAAAGCTGGAAATAGCACCTGCCAAATCATCCAGTTTGTTTTTATCCCACCCCAAGTACCTCCTTACATACCACTTATTGTATTCCCGTAACGATGGATCCAGGGATTTGTGTAACTCTGCTACCCTTCTTACCGCTGGTTCATCGTATATTTTTCTCTTTATACCGTTCAGGTACGCTCTATAGGCCCGAATTGCTGATAGGTTGTATCCCTCTTTTCCCTTCCTTGGTTCAAAAAATCTCATACGCAGGGAGGTGGGCAGCGCGTCATATCGCACCAGATCCCCTCCCGCCATTGTATTTATAGCCGAGTCGATTTTTGCTATCCGTCTCTCGTATCTTGCTCTCTTCCCTGGATCTACAGCCGTTCTCAATTTGGATGAAAGTAGTGCCCTTTCGTTTTTGAACTCCAACAGAATAGATTCCCGGTCAAAAATATGTGGAAGGTAGTCCGACACCTTCCTGTTAGCCAACTCCCACGCAAACTTGTCTGGTCCGGTAAGGGAGGCAACCCATTTCTTGTCTGCTGCTTCCGGTTTCCCTGCATACCTTATTATCTTCTTGTATTGGGCATCGGAGGAGGCAGAGTTCTGAATAAACCGGTCCAATAGGTAATCGAATTTCCCACGGAAAAAGTCATAGGATTTTCGTTCGGACAAGGATAAATCAGATCTGGAAATTTTACCATCCAATGCCTGTCCGATTTTCAGGTCCGATTTTCCACCCTCTTTCACTCCCTTTATTGCGCCGGAGAACTCTTCCCCCTGCTCCCATAGAAATGCATTCCCCCTCTGATCCGAATGGTCCAGCGTCCTGTAGATTTCGTTTCCCACCCCGCTCTTATCTCGACGATATACCACTTCCGGAGAATTGAGGGCCTCCGATAATCCTTCCTTAGTACGAACCAGCTTACCCAAAAAGGAGGTGGAAGCGGGAGACGACTCCATAGAAGAAACAACGGACTCGATGGGGGCAACCGGAGCAGGAGAAGGGACAGAGATAGGGTGCCCCTTGCCCTCCGCAGCCTGCGACTCAGCGAGTTGGCGTTGTGCATCGGCCACGAGTTGCTCCAAGGTTACGGATGAATCGGGGGCAACCAGATCCGGCCTGGACCTGGGGGGTTTTGCGGTGGGACCGGATGGCTGGTCGCCCCCAAACTTGGCCTGCATATTCTGTAACTTAGTCTTAACCTCAACCGGCTCCAAGGACTTGGAGGTGAAAGTGGAACCAGTAGCTTTATCCGTCCACATAAAAAGAGGAGGATAGTTCATCTCGGGTGGAAATTCCTGCATCCCGTTGTAGATAAGGTTATGGGAATCCGCCACCTGCTGAGGTGTGGTGATAGGCATAGAAGGCTTGGAACCAAGCAAGGAATCAACAACGGCAGGATCAGTACCGAGATCAATCATATAATCCTTGACGGTCTTGCCAGTTCGGGCAGCATTGCGCTTAATAGCGTCCAAATCCTTAACGAGACGAGCACGAGCAGCAGCCTGTTCGGGAGTAAGGGAACCGGAAACGGAACCCCGAGAACCAAGGGAAGTGTTGATATCGCGAAAGATGTCGGCAGCACGACGCTTATCCATAGAACGAAGGGTGGATTCAGGGACAAGGAAGCCCTTGACCTCCATCTCTCCGGAGGGTGCCTTTCGAACGGGAGCAGGGGCAACCTTTGGTTTCGGTTCAAGAACTATATCCTGGTTTAGGTTGAGTAAATTATTTCTTCTTACCTTTCTTTGTTCATCGCTAAGACTAAAATACGAGTCCTCTTTACCAGATAAAAAGTCATTATACCTCTCTGCATTTACACCAAATTTATCCTCTATTCCTGTCTGTTTCTTTAGATAATCCTGAGCCTGTTTTTGTGTAAGAAAATTTCCATTTTTATTAACCCACCCATCTTTCATATCAGTATAATTATACTTGGAGTCTAGTAAACCAGCCTTATCAAATAGTGTGGCATGAACATCTCCTTTATTGCCAACATATAGATTACCTTCTGGGTCCTTAGCAGCCACTTTCAATACGTCATCCGTAGGAAATTCCCCATATACAGGTTTTCGGTTTTCCGGCAGGTCGCGGGTCGGTGTCTTTGGTCCTACTTCCTCCCCTAGACTCTTTGCCTGTTCCCGTACCAGTCTTTCTTTTTCCATCCTTTCCGCAAGCTGCTCCAGTTGCTTGTTGTAATTCAGCTTCCCCATTCGGTCCAGAAGACCCTCTCTCGCCTGAGGGGTAACATTCTCATTGAACTGATTCTCCATAGCCCAGGCGGACTTTTCGGCAGGAGTCATGGTCTGATAGGGGTCGGACTTTTCAAAGGTCTCGGCAGCCTGACGAACTCGGGGACCAGGAACCGTCTCCCTATCTGCAGCCAAGGACTTTTCGATATTGGACAATCGAGCAAGGGGTCGACCAGGAACATTAACCTTCTCCATATTGGTGCGATCCGCTACTAATTTCTTGGCATAAGTGGTATCCAGTGGCACATCCGAATCCAACAAATCTCGGGGAAATGTGGGCTTAGCCGATCCAGGTTTCATAGCCTGATGGAGACCACCTTGGGCAGCAAAACCAGCAACAACACCAGCCATACGAGTGGCGGCAGCTAGATTTGGATGTTCCTTCTCCAACGGAGTGGCGATGTCCTCGGACAGGGCCTGGGAAGCAAGAAAAGGAGTCATATAGATCTTGGCTGCTGCCTCCGCCCCCTTAACATCAGAAGGGTCATAGGAAGGGATGATATCCTCGGTCTTGGAGAAGTAGTCATGGAAGCCGGAAACCATATTATCCCACACATCCTCAAGATCCCCACCAGCAACCAAGGTCTTGGCACCTTCCTGAATGGAACGGAGAGAACCAGCGGCAAAAGCGGGGGTCTTGGTAAGGAGAGATGTGGTAGCCTCCGCTATGGACCAGGGATTGGAAGCAATAACACCGACATCCTTGGCTGTCTGGATTGCGCCTTCCTTCATGGACTGTCCAATACGGGAAAGTGGACCGGGTTCAGGCTTTGGCTCAGGTTGGGAAGCCTTATACTCCTTCTCCAATTGATCCTGAAAACCGGATTCCAGACTGGCAGCTTGGTATTCTCTTTCTAACTCTTCTTCCATTCCCATTTTATCCACCATTTCCCATTTTCATCACCTCTGCCGTAGCAGCAGTTGGGGTCATTCCCTGGTTGCGAAGTTCTATATACTTTGTCTTCATCTCCTCCGTTATCTGGGGGGATGGAGGGGAGGAAGAGGAGGGGGGATTCAGGTCATTACCACCAGAAAGAATCGCCTGCTCCCGCTCCGTTAAATCCTTCAGTTCTGCCCTCAGTGCGGGAATCCTGTCCTTATAGGGCTTGTAAATAGAAATGTTTTCGGGGAGCGAAATCGCTTTGTCCAACTCCCTCCTCACGGACTTTTTGTCCGACCGAATACTGATCAATTCCTGAGAGGTAAGCAATCGCTTTTCCAGTTCCCCAGCTTCCGAATAGGGCTTGGCACCAGCAGGGGGAGTACGATCAGAAGGGGCATGCCAAAGGCGCTGTTCGGGAGTACGCTGATTACCATCCTCGTCCACCTCCGGAAGCACCCATGTCTTTATGGGTTTGGTGGTGGAAGAGGGAGTGGGAGAACCGAGAGCCTTATCACGGTAAGAGCCTCGTTCAAACCCAAGATTCTCAAACTTTTTTGCCTCCAATGCATTGTTTGCCTTTCTGGATACCACAGACCCGTCATCGTTTACCTTATAGTAATCAACAGGAGTAAACTTCTCGTGTACCACATCGCCGGTAAATTTGTTGTAGACTGAATTTCCGGCAGATCCATATTGTACAGTTGGTTTTGGTGCTGTAGGGGAAACGACGGCCCCTGTTTGCTGGTTGTATATTCCCTGCGGCGAGGAAGAATATATGTTGGGGGGTACATCGGGCTTAAATGCTGCCCTGGACGAGGACATAATTTGAAGTAATCCCTGAGCCTCTTGTGGATTTACCCCATTCTCAGCAACAAAGGACTTAAAGTCTTCAGGAGATGAAACGTTGGCCTGGGCAAATTTTTGCATAAGGCTCTGCAATCTCATCTTTTCGGCAAAGGCCTGCATGGCTTGCATGCCCTGTTGCTTACCCTGCTGCTGCATTCCGAGTAATGCTATCGCTCCCTCACCAGCCATAAAATCCTCCTAATAATTGGACCAGTTAGAGTCCCAATACTCCCAAGAGTTGTCAGTGTTGTTGCCGGAGAAGTCGTAATTGTCCCCTCCCCCGCCTCCTCCTCCATTATCGGAACTTTGCAGGGAATTCCACAGATCCATAAGGGTACCAGCAGTATTGGTTATATTACCAAGGGTCTCCTGGGCTGAGGGGTTGTAAGTGGCAGTATCAGTGGATGAGGGTAAACCAAACCTCATACTCTGAATCGAACTCATGTAAGGCCACAGTTGCTGCATAACCATAAGTTGCTGGGCAACAGGAGAGTTCTCCATACCGAGATTGTATGTCATATCAGCGAGACCGCTATTAATGCTACGGGAACGATCAGCTTGACTTACATCTGCCCCCATCATATTTCCTGCCATATCGGCCAGCATGGAATTACGCTTCGGTACAATACCCAGGGATTGATCCCCCAATCCAATATTAAAAGAAGGTTGGGTTAACCTACCCATCGTATCCTGGTACTGCTGGGTAGCCTGACCGGTAGAGGAAAGGTAATCCGCACCAAGCCCCTGGGTAGAAGCGAGTAGATCTGCCATGAGTCCCTGACGGTACGGAACTTCCTGTTCGGCAGCAGAGGGTGTATGTGCCCAATAACCACCAGAACCAGCACCAGTAGCTAAATCTCCCTCCCCGCCAGTTACGGCAGGTTCATAACCAACAATGTAATTACCAGTAGTATCATATACAGGGGTCCACCCCTCTCCCCCATAATTATCCATGTTGGGAGGTGAAACGGGAGTGGTACCAGAACTGTCACCTTGACCTGGATTCCATACAAGGTTTCCCTCATACACCCCCGCCATATCATTCATCATGGAGTCCCAGATACGGGCAGTAGAGGGCAAATCTCCTGTTAGACCTTGAGACCAATTATATCCCGCTACATCATTCCAAGTAGCTGGTGTATTGGTGGTGGTGCTGCTGGCATTATTACCGTCATCGTTATTGTTTAACATACCTGCCAACAGGCTACCTGCTAGTGCTGCTAATGCTCCCCAAGCCATGCATCACCTCCTAGTAATTAAGTACGAAATTGGACAACAATTCGTATGGGGCCAACGGATTAGAAGACATCGACTGGCTACCCAAATTGGTTGCAAGTTGCCCAAGTATGGTGGGTACCTGAGATTGCATCTGCATAGCCGTTCCACCTAAATTGGTAGCAGTCTTGGCCAACGTATCGGAGGCAACCGAGGAATTCAGCATATTACGACTTGCAAGGCTATTGATTGTATCCTGTAGCGCCCCACCGGCCTGGGATTTCATAAAATTCCCGGATGTAGAAGGTACATTACCTAAACTCTGTGCAAGAAGAGGAGCAATTTGTGTCAATATGTTATTGGAAAAGCCTGGATTGATACCAGAAAAGGAAGATGGAAACAAATTAGGCTGCAACAAATTCCCAACATTACCAATACCAGTTTGTGCCTGATTTCCGTTACTCATAACAGGCAAACTACCTTGGGATTGTCCCCCATTATTCCAAAAGGTATTTCCACCAAATAAATCTGCCACAATTACACCTCCGTAGGCTCAATATAGCCAGTAATGGAATGTATGGTAATTGGATCACCAGACAGAACCAAGTCGTGAATTCGAAATTGGATACCATAACAAGCAACCTCTACCCAACCCTGAAGAATTATAGAATCCGGAGAGGCGGACTGATCAAAATCAAGGGTCACCACCGAATCCGAAGACTTGTCGATATACAAAGACAAGGAAAATTCAGAAGCAGAAACGCCACCAGCCTTAGCCTCTATACGGGAAATGATAACGGAATCTACATGAGGAAAGGAGTAGGGAGTCCGTAAGTCATAACGGATCGGAAAGGAACCCATATCCTCATAGCTAGAGGGTGAAACTTTGTAAACGAGTCCATTACTAGCACCAAGTAGCATCTTTCCATTAGAAAACTTCAGGGCTGTCGGTATCATACAATTACGGATCTCTACACCGGTGGTGGATGGAGGACCGGAATCATCACGAATATAAACAGTATCATAACCCAAAGTATCACCGTAACTGTCACCAAAATCCCAGTAGTGATCCAACCACGAACTGGTATACTTTGTCATCAATTCCCCATCCATCAAAAGGGCATCGGGAACAAGAACGGAGGGATCACCACCACCGGCTAATTCCAGATAATACGTATTGGAGGTAGAGGAGGCTGTCCATTTGTAAGTGGAAGATGTTAGTATATCAAGAGTCAATTCATACTCCGACCACGGGAAACGCAACTTCCTACCAACACGGGTACCAGCGCCAATACTACAAACGAGAACTCGGTGATAGGAGGGCATACAAAGCCACAATTCCCCCCTATTTCCGTCATAGGCCATAAGGGCGGTGGATGTGGACCAATAGTCCTTTAATCTATCCGAAATCGGATCAGCTATCGGGGAAGTCCGTATATCACCAAATTCCTGTACACCAGTAAGGTTTGACACTACAGAGGAGGAAGCAAACCATAAATCGTTGGGCGTTACCACACTCGCCTTTTGAGTTGTCCACACCTTCTGTGCAATATCTGGCAGGGAAAAGGAAGAAGGGGAGGAGCCAGTTAACTTACAAAGGACCGGTTGGGATTCCTGACCAAATACGTATAACTCATTGTATAGGGAAAGAATGGCACCAACTGGATAACTATTACTACTAGGATCCACAGCACCAACATAACCACCACCATCAATGGTAGACCAATCAAGGTGGGTTAGGTTACCAAACCACACCAATCCGGGGTTATCAGGATCACCAGCAACAAAGGGTCGATGATTATGGGCAGCACCAAAGGAACCCTTAGGGGGTCGACCAGGACGCAATGCCATTATATAAGTTCTATTACTTATAGCCCCCCATTCAGGAGTAGGTTGATAATATTGATAACCAATACCACTGGTACCATCGGAATAAAAGATGGCGGGAACATGAATATTATTGGACGCATCACTGTTATCATATTCCACAGACAAATAGTAATCGGTGGAGGGTAAAAGATTAGCGGTAATATCCGAGGAGGAAAAAGTAACGGAATATTCCGCGTAGGATGTTGTAACGTTTTCCTCAATTGGGGCATCCACTAAAATCTTGGATGCAATAACAGAATCGTCGGATACCTTACGCACCTTAACATAGATTGGGGTATCATCAGAAGAAGCTTGGTCCCAACCTAACCCGTATCGGGCCAGAGAAACAGTAACAGTAGTTGGTGGAATCGTATAACCAGCAGTCCAGGACTGAGACGTAAACTTATTTGCAAATCGGGTCAGAGTTGTACCAAGAATGGAATATGTACTAATAATACCATCCAAAAAGTAAGTCTGGTGACCAGAAAGTCCATTACCATCATCATAGGCAAGTTTGATGGTGGAGAGGTTGTCTAGGTACTTGATATAACTACCATCCAAAAGGAGGCATACATCATTAAAGGGTAGAAGAGTGGTTGGCCCTTCCAAAGACCCAATAGGAGTACCAGAAAGTCCATAGTATAAAACATCGTTCTCGTCTACAAACAATTCCCTCATGGTTCCATCTATGGGACAATAAACGGTATCATATAAAGAAGCGTTACCAACAAATGGAGCAGTAGTGTGAGAAACGATGGGGGAACGGGTAACAGGTCTCCCATCCTTGTTGATAGAAAAGTTAACCAATTCAGCACATTCAGACTTATCCAACTGTTCTGGGGGTATACTCGTATTCAATCCACCAGGAAAACCGGAAAATTCCAAATTCGGAAATTGCCGATACTTGCGCCTTGGCTTTTGCCCAGCACCAGATTTTGCCACCAATTTCCAATCCATAACCACTACCCCCTATATACCAGCAACTGAAAAGAAATCAGATTTGGGAATTCGACGATGAACGCGATGGCCATAACGGGAAACACGATGCATTGCAGCGTCTTCCTCACTAATAATTTCCAGGGCGAGAGTGGATGTGTCTCGTTCATAAATATAGTTGATCTCGTACTGCAAACGCTTACAGATGTAGGAATCCCAAATACCGCGCCATACCTCTAGATCTCCGTCTATAGTACCCAGGGCATCAATTGTTGGGAAGTAGTAACAGTAGATGGAATAGGCATCATCGGGAATAGGCAGGAAGCCGATCTTGCTATCCTCAGTTAGGTAGAAGTGAGTGGGTTGATCAGTAGTGGTAAGATCAAATGAAAGTGAATCCTCCTCCAAAGCCTCAACAAGGGAATCCCCCTCATTATCAACAAAAACTCCATTTTCCATCATGGAATCGAAGTTGGTAAGGTAATCGGAAATTGTGTATTCTTTGGTATCTGCAACTGTGGTAATAGGAAGGATTGTGTAAACAAGGTTGGACTCAACCTCCACCATTTTGAGCCTGCATTCCTCCAGTATATCCGCCACCAAAACCAACAAACTTGCATCGGTAATTAAATTGGAACGAGTGGTGGAGGTGCGAGTCCTAATCCTTGCTTTGTTTATGATTGCGGTAAGATTGTCCATTATTATCCCTCTTGTTGATCGTTGAGGGAAGGACCAGTGGATCTAACTAATCGGTCTGATCACCTCAACCGAGTATCGCGGAGAATGGCGTAGGAGAGTAATTGTCCCATCATCCTCGTTGCGAATTGCACGAAACCCAGGAAAATTTTGCTCAGCCGCCTTCAGTGGGTCTTTGGATTCATATACTGCCGATTCCGACGGGACTGATATCTCCGTCTCGTTAACGGAATCTCGCAGAATCAGTATGTGATAACCAAACAGCCTCGCTTTTTCCCCTGGTGATACCACTCTCCTTTTCCTACCATTTAAATTTACAATGATGGGAAAATCCGCATTTTCCTTTTCGGTATTAACCCGATGCACAACACAAAGGTACTCTTTGTCTGGGTCAATCGCTCCCCTATCTGAACCCCAATCCCGTTCACTTGCCTGCTCTTTTTCTTTTGCCATCTTCGTTCTCCTTTATTAGTAGGTATTGTCCCTATTAAGTAGGATGGGCGAGCCGGTGATGGCGGATGGACCGGCTCGCCCTGGGGAAGGCGCTGGAGGACGCCTACGTCATTAAACCATAATCGGACAACGGATACTGCGCAATGCGACGCGGAAGGATCAGTGCCACATCGTCGTCATCAAAATCGGCGGCGGCGGTGGCGGTTCCGTCCTTCGCTTCGGCGGTCATAAGTCGGCAATATTTCGCCTGACCGGAAGGCCGTACCACATCGGAAATGAAGCAGTAATTGTTGTTGGACAGATTGTACAGGAGCCAGGAACACTCAGCGGCGGCACCCGAAACACCTAACTCACGGAAATCGATGGACGAATCCTGGAAGTAGGTATTGGAATTGTCGCCACCATCATGAACGGCACGAATTACCGGTTCACTCATGCGAAAGGCTTCGAAAAGCAGCAGGGCATGATCGGTAAGCCCGGTAAGGTCAGAGGTGAGTTTAACCGCATTGGCGGTAAGATTCCCCTCCGTCCAATTGGAATCGGAAAAGGCGGTGAAGTCGGCATCGGCGGACATGGCAACCCCGTCCTTCTCAGCAATGGAGCCGAGTACCACACCCTCACCGGTCTGTACCGTCTTGTCACCGGCAGCGACGATGGTGATGGCGGTATCAATACCCTGCCACCGGCACCATACAATCTCCAAACCGGTAGCCCATTCCGTAATACGGATAACGTCGGGGCAAAAACCGATCGGAACGAAGATGTCATTGGATCCCTGGGCGATAATGGGAATTGCATAATATTCTCTCATTTGAACCTCCTAATAAAGAGTAGGGTTTAGTGGGGGCACCCGCACATGAAGGTCTGGGTTAGCTCTACAGTAACGGGTAGCCCAGCACCCCCCACTAAATTAGATTACGAACTCAGTTTCGTCACTCCATGCTCCAGACGGAACAGCCAATCTTCGTTCAGGATCTTTTCCGTCCTGGCCATTTTCCAACCGGAGGTGGCACGTTGGTCCAAGGGATCTTCGGTACCGGCGGAACCCAACCCCTTCACGATGTTTTTCATGGTACCGCGCTGCAGGGGAACAATTCCATAAGCGTTACGGGCAAAAATCAGGGTTCCGTAAACATCGATGTTGGTGTCATCGTCGGCAACGAGACCGGTGGACCCAACTGCTGCTCCACCCGCCTGCCAGATTTTTGCCATATCGGTTGCAAGCCACCGAATACCACGGGTTTCACCGATTTCAATCAGTTCACCCTGATACATGGACAGGGCATCCTGCTTGGTGTAATTTTCCACCGCAATGAAGTTGGACAGATGCTCAACATCGTAGCGGGAGTCGGTGTGGGTAACGGCAATGTAGGATGGCCGAATCGGAATCGTACCCGTTCTGGAATCTGGTTTGTTCATACCCGTAATTTTCTTCGCACGAGCATTTTCCAACGAACGGAGAGTGGAATCGACATCCTCATCGACAATGGCGGAATTGACGGTGGCACGGGTAGTTACCACACCTCCTGCGTAACGAACATTGGTACCGGTCAGGAGTTCATTTCGGGTTAGGGTATCGGACACCTCCGCCATCTGATCGGCCAGAAGCTCCTTACCAATTTCGAGCAAGTTGGGATCGAGGCCGGTCAGCATGACCCAATCGGACAGGGTAATGTAATCCCCATACTGAGACAGGGTCGCGTAGAGGGTGACTGCCGACAGTTTCTTCCCATCGGGGGTCACAGCTTCCATCAACTTGGAGGTGTTGATGGGCAGCTTACCAAAGCGCTTGAAATTGATACGGGTACCCATGTTCGGGGGCATCCGACGCTTTTGGCCAAATTTGTCGTAGATCAGGATTCTGGTCGCATTCTCCAGAAGGTTCCGATCATAGAATCCCTGCAATTCACCGGGGATATCTGAGGTTGTGGTAATTAATGGCATGATTCCTCCTTAAACAGCAATGTGGTTAGCCGATTTTGGAATCCACCAAGGCGTTGAATTGATCCGATGGCAGTTCCCAAATATTAATCGGTTTGCCCTTTTTACCGGAACTGGGTCTCTCGGTGCCCCCCGGCTTTAGGCTAAACCGCCTCTTTTTACCACCCTTGCTGGCATCGTCGCCATTATTGGGCTTTGGTGTAAATGTCTCTCCCGAATTGGAGTCCTGGGAAGGATTGGACCCCAACACCTGCTCTTTTACCTTGTCGTAAAAGTTAAGAAATTCAGGCAAACTGGATGTAACCTTTCGATGCTCCTCCACCGTTAACTGGTCCGCATACTGGTCGATGTGGGGAATGACGCGGTCCGCAGAAAGGGGATCGTGGGACCGAACCATGTTCACCACCATCTGAATCCCTTGATGCTGAGACGGAATCCGAACTTGGGGTGGGGTTAGGGTAGCCGGAGATGGGGCCGGGGCAGGAGCGGGTCTGACTGCCGCATTCATCCGCTGAAAGCTATCCATCAACCACTCCGCCTCGGAATCGAACTCCGATAGCTTCTTCAGCTTTACGGAACTCAAATCGGGGGCCGGAGCAGGGGCCGGGGCAGGAACCTGGGCAGGCGCGGGACGAAAGTTCGGGTCATCAACAGAAACGGGAGCTGGTGCCCCACTGAATCTCCGCACAAAATGGGAATTCAGAAGCTGCTGGGCCTGGGGATCGGAGTCCAAAAGCTGGACAAGTCGGCGATGGGGACCAACCTTGGTATCGTAATCGAACCCCTTCTGGGCCAATTCGATCATCTTGCCCTCATCCAGTACATGTTCCTTGCCATTATGGACTATGGTAAAGGAACGACCGGACTCGGATTTGATTTTGGTCTTGGTTTCCCTATCCCCCTCCCCCTCCGTTACCTTTTCCCCCCCTGCATCCGTATCGATTTCTTCCTCGTCCCCGGAAATCAGTGATACATCTCCCGATTCCAGAGCCTTGTTGAAAGACTCGATATCCATATCGAAGATTTTGTCCTCCAATACGTCCGCATCATCCTTTTTGTCTTTATTCTCCATTTGATTCCCCCTTTGGTTTTCGGCCTACAATTCCCTGCCGCAAATGGCACAGTATTGGGCCTTCAATTCCTCGGTATAATTCCCGTTTCTGCTCTTGTGCTTGATCGGAACCACTAAACTGGCAGCAGCAAGACAACAGGGTCCGGGTTTGGTTTTGGTTACCAGTTTCGGAGTGGACACCGGTTCCGTAATCTGAACCTCAGATTTGGTCTCCTTCTCCGCCCCACCTGTTTCTTTTTTCTTTTTCATAATTCTCTCCTGCAGCTATTTTATCCCTCATTTGTCTCAAGTAACGCATGTGGGCTACGAGTTCGGCAAGTATATTTTGCTTATGAATCACGTTCGCAGCCTCTTCCCTGCCTGGGGTCGATAAAACGTTAAGAGTCAGAAATTTCTCATACAGAAGATTGGTCTGAGTAGAAATAAAATCCTGTACGGCCAATGAATTGAGAAATATATCCGCCGACTCCGCCAGTTCCAGTACTTCCTTTATGCTACGGTTTTCTTCCATTTGCACCTCCAGATAATTTTACCCTTTGTCGTTTTTGTTCCAGTACCTTCGCCATATCAGCAATGAAACGTAATTGATCCCCACGGTCCTTCTGGGCTATATCCATCTTCTTGGTTTCCATACGACCCTGGAAGTTCAGTTCCACGTCTTTCAACTCTATTTCCGCTTCCTTTGCCGCAACCTGAACCTTTGCCCATTCCACCCTCACCTTTTCTCGCTCCAACTGAACCTGAATCTGTTGCAATTCCTGTGACTGTTTCTGTGCGGAAGTCAGGGACTGCATAAACTGGTCCATTATCGCCACATACGATTCCGGATTCTTGTTCCCCATATTGGCAACAAACTTAACACACAGATTGTGTACCTGTTCCGGACCCAGGATGCCAGGAAACATCTGATTAACACCGGCAAGGAAATCGAAAATCGCTTTAACCTTTTCCGCCTCCATCATCCCAATCTGTGCTTCTATCCCGAGATTCGCCTTGCACGTTATCTTCTTTCCCTTCAGCATTTCTGGCGAAACGGTTACATCAATCCCATCCACCTTTACGGTAAAAGGCCTAGTCATATTGTTGCGATAAAGGAGAACACACTTCTTGTACATATCTCTCATACCAGTTTCACCAAACAAACGGGCAATCATATCTATCCGTTTCTGGCTGGCTGTCTGGATCATGGACATGCCGGTTGCGGTCTTGTTTAGTGTATCCGCATCCGTTCCTTGATTGTAACGAGTCGACCCCGTTCTGTTCTCCTTAGTCGAATCCACCCACTCTACGAGACGCAAGGCGGACTGATCGAAGGGCTTGGGATATTCGGTATGCACGGAATCGGGATCTGCCAGAATCGCATCCCCTGGAATATTTTGCATCAACTCCTTGATCGGAACACGACCATTGGGACGAATGTAGGTACGACCGATGGTGGCAAAATCGAAATTGTCGAGGATACGGCGAATTATCATGGTCTTGAGATTCTGGAGATCCTCAATCAAGTCGGCATAGGCAATACCAAACATCTTGTAGCAATCCAAGATTGGGGATAGGGCGGACATCATCACCATCTCATCCGGATTACGATCCCAACGCAGAAGAACCTCCCCTTCCCCCACCCAACAAATGATCGGCTCCAGTATTCCATCGTCGTTCACGTCAATGAATGTATACCATTGGCACACCTCCACCCGATCCTTGGGGTCTGCATTGGAATAGGTACCATCCTCGACTTGGGTACTGCGGGTGAGCAGGGAAGGGGAGGAAGAGTCATCATCCTCGGCTCCCATATAGGAATCCTTCTCGGAAGAGTTCTCCTTGCGCTTACTAATTACGGACTTGAGACGATCAATACCAGTAAAGAAGTCCTCCCCAGATTCAGCATTCCACCTCTTATTAATGGATAGGAGATCATCCAACATCATTACTGTTTTGAATCCCTTACCGTACTGATCATTAATAAACTTGGTATGGCGAGATACAATTACATCCCAATGAGGGATATTGTCCACGTTTACCTTTTCGTCTTTGACCTCCGTAACGATAATATCCACATCGGAATAGGACCCATCCCCATTATCTGTATACTCCTCCATCTCCACATCGGGGGAATTGTACATCATGTTCATTTGTTGGGTATTGGCAAGCGGAATACGAACTTTTTCGCTGGACTCGTCGGAGTCCCAATCCATCACGACGAAAGCGGTATCGGAAACGAGAGCATCCTTGAACCACTGATATAGAAGAACATAAAGGGACCGCTCGTCGTCATCATTTAGGTCCTCCTGTATTTTAACCATAAGAGCCTTACCAACGGAGGCAGGCTGACCCTCAACAGAAATCTCAATCTTGGGATCGGAGGATACAAAGGTGGACATAAGGTTAGGCATTATCCACTCCACCGTCTCGATTATATCACGGCTTACATACTTGGACCGGCCCTCCTTCTCATTTCCGAGTTTCCCTCCGTAATACCGATTCCAGCGACGAATCCGGTCATTGGACTCCACTTGGTTTGTATAGTCTTCAGCATCCTTTATCTCCTCCCGAACAACATCCTCAATAAAGGACTCAAGGGTAGAAACGGGAGGGGAATCTGGATCAGATCCATCGTAGTAATCGGGAGAGTACATTATTCCTCCAATTCAGGGGAAGAAGACACAAATTTGTCCCAGATTTCCACATGAGCCTCGGTCAAAGAGGACTGGGAATCCAGATACTTGAGACGCTGTTGGACAAAAGCAATGTCAGAGGCGGAGAAAGGAATCTCCTTATCCACCACGACAGCAGGTTTCCAACTCACTTCCCCATTGGGTTTGGTGGTGAGATCGATCTCTTTTTTCTCGTAGTAGGTGAAATCCAGATCATTCCTTAATCTCTTCGTCACCATCATTTGCTCCATGTTTCCCTGTTTCGGCAAAATTGAGAGAAGTGCAATTCGATCGTAGACTGAAAGTTTCATAATTTCCTCCTTTTAGGTGAAGGGACCTACCCCCAGGTCCAAAGTTCAGTAACAGGTAACGATTAGGTGATGGCTGTTGCCAGCGGGATGTAGTAAATGGTGGACCCGATCCGAATCTTGAGAGAAGCGGTCAGGTTACCGTAAACAGTGGCTGGTGTCAGTCCGGTAGCAAACATCTTAGCGGCGCCGGCAGTGGTACCTATGATCTCGAGCAGAACGGCATCATCATCCACATCCGCACCACCGGTCGCATCCCCACCGTTGACGGCACGGAAGTAGGAAAGAAGGGTGGAGCCACCCGGATCGCTGGTCGCCGCATCGGAATAGATTTCGGCCTGGACAGCGGCAAGGGTGACATTGGAAGCAAGGGCGGTGGAAGGAAGATGAAGGGTGGCCCTCATTGCAATACCCTGACCGGTTACGGTACCGGAAGTCCCGAAATTGAGACTGATGTGAGCACCATGAGCGGAAGAGGCTGCCACGTCCTCTACCGTGGTGAAAATTCTGGCAGCCTCCCCACCACCACCAGCCCCCGTAATGTAAAGTCTCAGGTATAGGGCACGATTATCCCCACTGGTTGCCCCGTTGTCGATATACATTTGCATGAATTTCAGGTCAGCCTCATCCCGAACAGCGCGGGCAGAGGAAGATCCTACCACAATACGGCGGGGGTCAGCGGTGTCCAGGAACAAGGCGAAGATTCCGGAAAGAGTCCGCCTCATTACCGGATCGGTAACTGTGTGCAGATAATGCCATAAATTTTTAATCAGTGCCATTGTTGCGCCTCCTAATTTTAGTAGTAGTCTCCCCCCATCTTAATCCATTCTTCTACAGTCCTCGGTTCATTGTTCCCTCCATACTCTTGATCCCTCCCTCTTATCATTCTATTTCTCATCTCCTCATAACTGCCATACGGTGATAAAATGGTGGCATTTGACGGATCTTCTATCAAGTCTATTCCACAGGCAGCAGTACGGAGAGCATCTGCGAAATGGGAAGACCAGTCATGCACGGGGGCAAGGCGAAAGATTCCGTTCTTTGCATCCCAATCTCGTCGGTATGAGGCAAGAGCAGAAACCCCGTGCTCACATAGAGTGGAGTCGAAGTAAAAGTTGGAGAACTTGGAACGAACGAATTCAATACCAACTCGTATGTCGGGAACAACGGGTACCTTAACAAAAGAAAGACCTACATCTTCCGCTATCTCCCTTATCGTCTTTATATTCTCCCCACCAGTATGCTGTGGCCTTTCAATATCATGCGGTCCAAGGTGTGTCCCGTACTTGTATCCCCTTTCATCCATTATATTCTTGTAGTGTGCCAATCCCTTGCTATGATTCCAATACAGGTCTATAAACTTTACCATAAATCCGTCGAGTTGGAAGAACCATATCACCATATCATCCGATTTACCGGCCCCCATATCCCAAGCTGTGTGAACAGGTCGATAGGAGTCGTATGGTATCGGGCATACTCTCCTTTGCCTCCTTGCCATCATTACTTCTTCCCCGTAATAGGCACCCGGCATGGTGGCTTCGAATGAACAATAGTACTCCTGCCTTATCATTTCCTCCGACATACCGGAGTCCCGCTCCTCCTGTATATCCTCTTCAGTTAGGACTCGGGTGGCCTGGATGTCATAGAGTTCGCAAAACCACTTGGGATTCTTAAGCGCCATCTTGTAAAGGAGATATCCATGATTGTGACCACGAGGGGTATAATTGAATATAGCCCAGCCACCATTTTCCATGAGAATTGGTCGAATGTAGTTCCAGGCATCGGGGTTCTGGATGGAATATTCGGAGTAAACGCAGCCTATGGGGTTGGTTCCCACAATGGAGTCAATATTGTCGGACCCAACAACTTGGAAAATGGAACCGTTAACCGCCTCGATTGTCATTTCCGTATTGTTTATTGACTTCCTTACCTGCTTGGGTATATGGTCGATGTAGCGAAAGCCGTCCTTATCAATCCCCTTCCATATAATCTTCTTACCCTGCTGATAGGTGGGTAGGAAGTAGAAATAGGTACCGACGCGCTTAAACATCTCCTTCGCCACGATGTTTAGCATGGTTTTATCCTTACCAGCACGCCGGTGCCATACGGCTACCCCTCTCTTATACCCATTGGCCACACAATTAAATAGACCTTCCTGATACCAGCGCGGGGTATAGCGATATGGAATAGTGATGGGCTGGGATTTGGCGGCAGAGATTCCCATTTATCTCCTTTCCGTATATTCAAACTGGTAGGAAACGTGAATGTGGTTGGACTCCAACTGGACAAAATAGGCAGGAGATAGGGCAGAGCGGAGGCGGGAACAGGCCTCCCGGCCATTGTCCGCAAAATCCCGGGTCCTCATATCCAATGCATACCCGTAGTAGTGCATGGAGCCTGGGGAATGAGTGCCATCGAGTCCGGAGGTAATAACCAACTCCTGCCCCAATTCGGACCAGATACGGTTTGCCTCCAACAACACCTTTCTCATTGGGAGTTGTAATCCTACCAAGGTAACACCGGGTTTAATTTTCATTGTCGACCTCCTCCTCGTCCGCCAGTTTGTGTAAATGCCTGATTGCCCGTTCCAGGTCCCAAGCCGGGTCCTGAAGATTGTCGTAGGTGGTTCCCACGGCGATGTTCCCGTCTTTCCTACACGCTACCACTACCACATCTTTCAATTCCTCCACCTCTTCCATCCACCCCATTAGAAAGTTCTTTGGTGATATGTGTAGTGTCGTTACCCCCCTGAACACCTTTACCTTTCCCATCTGTTATCCTCCTCTGTTAATTTTCCTAGTTCTATCTCTTCCCCCTCCTCCTTCTTTTCCTTGTTATTGAAACTGTCCACGATCAGCACCGTTGTTTTGTTGCTCTCTTCCGGTTCCTTCATTTCCAGCATATCTGCCGCCAGTTTCACCCCCTCCAGCCTTATCTTGTGTGCCACCATTTCAACGCTATATACGAACTCCCCTTCCTTATTGAGCTTGGCCTCCTGCTCATTTGCATCCAGTGCCTCATTTAGTCTCTTTGCCACCTTCCTTACACTCACTCCCTCTTCTTCCAGTATCCTCCTTACTTCATCCTTCACCTCTTCCCCGGCTTGTACACCGAGCGCTCTCAGATTAACCAACCCATCCAGCTTTTCAATCGTCTTCCTGTTCAGCGCCGGTTTTATCATCTCGTCTTCCCGGAAATAGGGTTGCTCGTACTTGAGCAGCGTAGCGGGATTTACCGTTGGTGTTGACACCGTGCTCTCCTGGCTCTGAATAAGGTTGTTTGGTCCCCACTCCACTTTCATTGGCTGCCCTTTCTATTGCTTCTGAAAATTTTATCAACCATAGATCCAGCTCCCATGGTATTGCGCGAGGTCTACCATCCAGTAACCGGTGAATCGGCATTCCGTAGTATAGCTCGTATTTCCTTGCTGCATCCTTGCTTGCTATCCCGGTATAGTCCAGTATTCCCTGCTTTCCAGGCCTCGTGTTCCTCCATCCAAGTATCCACCCCGATTCTGCATACTTATCCTTCCCCAACAACCTTTCGTATAGTGCATCGGCTATGTGGGTATATAGGTTCTCCCTCGGGTCCCACGTTTTCTTAGGCTTCCTATCTCCAATTCCTCTCACTCCCATAGTCTGCACCCCCTTTTAGTTGAGGATAACAGAAGGCGACGGGGGTAGAAAAGGAAACTAGGGGTCCGGAGCAGGTAACGGAACAGGAAACGGGGCAGGTGCTCTATCGGCGGGGAGGGGGGTACTACCGCCTATATTCCGGAGGTGCGTTGTGGCAAGAAAAACACCTATGTCTAGTACCAGAGAGGACCCAGGAGGACCCGCGCGGGCTGGGCGCTGGCCGGGGATGGCTGCTGGGGGTCCCTCTGCTGGGCTGGGCGGCTGGTGGCGGGGGGGCTGGGCGGCGGCAGGGCTGGGGCAGGGAGCCTAACGACCGGTAGGTAGGCGGAGGCGGAGGCCAGGGCCGGAGACCAGGGCTGGGCACCTAACGACCGTTCGGTAGGAAGTACGAGGGCAGGGCGCGAGACGGCGGGGGACGGGGCACGAGACGGGGCGGGGTAGGGGAGGGGGGGCAACCCGCGTACGGGAAGGGTAGGGGACAGACCGAACGGTCGCTCGGGTTCGGCCAGGGGGCCAGGGGGCGACACGGGGGGTAGCGCGACTGTGGCAACGGGACCACACCCCCCACCCGCGCAAGCGCCCGACCGACGCGGCCTCGTGGGCACTGTGGCATCCGTGCCACACCAGTGGGAATTCCGTGCCACATCCCACGCCGTGGTACCACAACCGGTGGGGGTCGGGGGGCGGGGCGACCACAAGGGGGCGGGGCGGGGCGGGCGTTCGGGCTGGCACGCCGGTTGCAATTCCAAGGGTGGGGGGCAGGCGAGGGGCCAGCCCCCGACAGACCAGGAACGGGCACGAGGGAAGGACCGGGGGCAGAGGGGCAACCGGCCAGACCCGCACCCGCAACCCAAGGAGGACGAGACCATGGCAGACCAGACAACCAAGACAACCGAGGCGCAGGTGGCCGACCAGACCCAGCACGAAGCAGGAGTGCCCGACGGGGAGGGTGGCACGATGTCCGGACCGGGGCAGAGCTGGCACACACAGAAGGACCACAAGGGGAAACCGGAGCGCGTCGACGCCTGGCTGCACACGCACCGCCTGGTCTGCCCGATCTGCGGCGAGGTCCGCTGGCTGGCTCCCGGAGATGTGTTCCAGGTGGACGCGTGCAAGCCATGCGTGGAGCAGAGACGCAAGGAGAAAAGGAACGCGAGGGCGAGGAGGAAGAGAGCGGAGAGGCGGATGGAGAAGATCCAGGCGGAGCAGAGGAAGGCCGCCTGAGAGGGGAGGGGAGGAGGACCCCAGACCAACAACCGGAGGAAGACAACGATGAGAAAATGGGTGCAGAGGACTGTCACAATATCAGTAGACGTGCTGGTGGACACAGATCTGTTGGACGAGGAAGTGCTCGACAGATCTGTCCGAGACGGATTCGGAGATCTGGTCTGGGACATGCCGGAAGGTGCAGAATCCGCAATCGTGTCGGTGGAGAAAATCTGCTGAGACAGGAACCAGGGGGGAGGGGGGAGAGGGCGGGACCAGGAACAGGGAACGGGACCGCCCCCAGACCCCACAACCAGGAAGGAGAAGACCAATGAAGATCTGTATCATGATGGAGATCGAGGTGGAGGAGACGGAGCAGACCGATGCCGTCGCGGAGGCAATCGTGCGAGAGGTGGGAGAAGGCACGGCAAGCACGATAGGTCTGGTACTGGAAGGTGGTGGAGAGGTGGTGGTGGAAGATGCGCAATTGGTGGCGGTGGAGGTGTGGGACAACCAGGAAGGAGAATGGTCATGAAAAGCAAGGAACACGGTGCACGAACAGAGTTGAGCCGCTGCATGTCTGCAACTCTGGACCACCTGCACGATCAGGTGAAGGAACAAGGCCTGGACACCGATTGGGGAGAGGTAGTGGTGAACAAGGTGGCTGACGGGGAATGGTGCTGGCAGATGATGGCGAGGGACGAAAATGGAGACCCAACAGACGAGGTGCTGGCAGCAGGAACCATCAAGGTGGAGATGGGATAGGAGTAGGAACGGAGATTAAGAGCAGGGGCGTGAGGGGGAGAGCAGGGGCGGAGGACGAATCCAGCCTCCCCTCGCACGCCCGTAGCCTACGAATGCACCAAACAGGGGCGGGGCGACGGTGCCCGAGACCCAAAACGGAAAAGGAGAAGGAAGATGGGAAAGTGGCCGAAGCAGAGAGAGGTAAACTGGAGGGAAACGTTGGGGGAAGCAGTGCTCTGGGTACTGGCGATGGCTGGTGCGGTGGCAATAGCGGTAATGCTGGGAATGTGGCAAATAACACCATAAAAGAAAGGAAAGGGGAAGGAACATGGCAAAAAAAGTAGAGTACTGGGAAGCGGAAGACGGGATGAGATTCGAAACGGAGGAGGATGCGGAGTTGTGGGAAAGCTCCATACCGATCAGGGAGGCACTACAGGACCTCCTAACCGAGATATCACCACTTAGGAGGGATGAGATTGTGGAGGTCATCATCGAGCACAAGGACGAGATAAGGAGAATACTAGGATTCTGACCCGATCCGGTCTGTGGCACTGAATTCCCATTAGGAGACGGAATTCTTAGCCTGAGTGCCACAGACCCATCGTCCAGTACTACCGGTTGTGGTCGGAACAAGATAGGGGAATACGACCGGTGGTAGTGGTGGATGGCACGGGAGTTGCAGTTCCCATTGGTAGGGAACGGAAAAGGAAAAAGGACCAAAAACGGGAAAGGAGAAGGAAACATGAAAGGAACAACGAAGGCAGAGGTATTGGCAGCGGGGTGGGAGTTGGACCGCCATGGTCTGATCAAGAACCCTGGCAGATTTCAGGCGGAGAAGTGGTGGGCAATCTACTACACCTGGATGGCAGAAACGGGAGAGGAAGACGGGAGGGTGACCGGACCCAACATGAACACCGTCTATCTGTTCTCCATCACGGGCGAGGAAAAGAAAGGAGCGCCGGAATTGGAGGGGTGGAAAACGGTGCTGGTGTGGAGCACCAAGGAGGAAGGATTCGTTTGCGTCGTACCGAGCAGCCATAGCGTGAAGTGGTGGAAAGCAGGAAACGGGAAACCATAAACAGGAACGAACAACCAACAACGAGAAGGGAGAACAAAATGGGTTACGTAAACGATCAGAAAATGGAAGAGATCAGGATGGAGTTACCGGAAATGGGAAACGATCCCATATACCAAACCCTGATCAGCACCGTGGAGAAACTGAAGGAGCAGTGTCCGGAAGGGTTGGAGGGGGTGATTCTGCTGGTGGACAGCATAAAGGGGGTTAAGGGCAAATCAGCGGATGGTGAAAGGAACGTCCGGGCTCTTATAGCATGCGAGCAGGATACGATAACCAATACCATAACCAACCTGTTTGGGGAACTGGCACCCATGAACAGAATTATGGTAGTCATGGAAATGGTGAGGATTCTAAAGATACAGGATGCGGAAGCCGAAATTGGGGGTGCTACCGTCCATTAGCCACAAACGACCTGGGGTGGGGAGTCGGGTAGGGAAATAGTAGTTACTTGACTCCCCGATCCCGTTGTGCTATAATGGTACCATCACTAATCGGACCGGGGGGTACCGACACCAACACTGCTTCCGTTTCTGTCCCCGCCCCCCGTTCCACAACCAACCCAATAATAGGAGGAAACATCATGGCAAAAGAAGAAAAAGTGAAGATGGGCGGAAAAGTGGTTCTGGTGCTGCACGGCCTGGATGCCAAATCGGCAAAGGCAGTGGAATCGGCCCTCGCACCCGACTCGGTAACGGGTAACGCGAAGGAGGGGCTGGAGGCGACCTGGGAGCTGGGGACAGACCTGATCAAGTCCAGCAAGGAAGGCGGGATCTGCAGCTTCGGGCCGGAGATCGGAGGCGGGTTTCGGGCAAATGTGCGGTCGACGATGGTGGAACTGGAAAACTGCGACGAGGGAATGCTGCAGACCCTGGTACGCCTCACCGCTCGGAGTGCCCGTCACCTTGCCGCCCTGGGCATCGTCTTCGCCATTGAGCCGGATGAGGGAGTGGCGCAGATCATGTGCGATACGGAGGTGAAGGGGATGGAAGCGGGGGTAGACCTCGCCCTGATCCAGACCACCATTTCCGTTCTCCTGGCCGCTCGGGCCTTCAAGAGCCTCAATTACACCGACCATCCCCTTTCCTATTTCGACTTCGCCCAAGCCATCGGCATGGTACAAGGGGTAAAGGAAGGGATGAGCAACGCGATGGTGATGCAGGCGGCGCTGGACCCGGTGCTGAAGGCGGAAAAGAAAAAGAAGGCGAAAACGGGGAAGGGAGCGGGGAAGGGGAAAGCGAAACCGGGGAAGAAACCGGAAGTGATCGAAGGTGGGAAGGGGAAGGGGAAAAAGAAACCGGAGCCGGTGCCGGACCCTGACACGGAGGAGGACACGGACGATGAGGAAGGAGCGGACCCTCAGGAATAGCCCGTCCCAGCCGGGGGAGGAGGAATCGGGGACAGAGAAGATTACTGGACCCCAAAACCTCCCCCGGCTTTTATCCCTACCAACATTGGGACGGGAACACCCCACTGGTCATCTGCACCCCCATGAATGCCAAACTTACCGAACGAGGGTGCAGGGTAAACAAGGAAACATGCAAAGTGGCAATCATCCAAATCCTGGAGGGTCTCTCTCCCTTTTCCCTTACCCCAACCGAACTCGACCGCTTATTCTACTGCGGTTCCTGCCTCCGCTTCACCAACTTCGACGACATCAGATACAGAGAAAGGAGGAAGGTGTACAACCCGGATGCGCTAGAGGTAGAGGAACTGGAGATCGAATGCGCGGGGGATGTGGTGGAATTGGTAAGAAGGGCAATCCGCCAGAACTTCCTGCGCATTGAGGATATGGATTTGGAGAGGGGAAACACGGACACAAAGAAATATAGGAGGGGAATAGCAAAAGAAAAAAGGGAAGAAAGGGAAAAAGTGGAGGAAGCCCTATCAGTATGGGTGAGGGAAAAGGAGGAGGAAGACGAGGACTAAACCAAGAACGGGAATGAAAGGGGAAGACAAATGGAGACGATTACAATGAAAGTGAAGGATCCGAAAGAGTTGGCGAGGAGACATCCGCATCTGGAGGGGTGTCTGTGTCTGGACGTGATTGGTG